TTTTAAAGAGACTGGATGTTTTGGTACCAAACCTGGTAAACCCCAATGACTCTAATGCCAGTGCCATTGGAATAACTCCACCATCTATAAACTGACTATATATTAATACAATTCCATCTGAATTCATAATAGAGTCAGTAATACTTTTAATCTTGGAACTATACTTACCTATATTCTCAGGTGAAAATATTTCACCAAAATCGTTTTGTTTATATTCGAAATTTTTTTTAGTTGGAGGATTGCTAGTCTCCGTATACTTCATTATTCGTTTCAATCCTTCACTACCCATTAATACTTTGGAATCAAAAGATGGATTTTCAGTTTCTAATAACTTATTCGGATACACCATATTTAATGCTAGTAATGGTTTTTGAAGAACAGTATATCCAAACGAATCCATATTTTCAAAGCTAGGAAGGCCATTTTTAGTTTTACCAGCCTTTGTTTTAATTTCAGACAATACATAATTATACCCAGTCTCTTGGTATGATCCGCATTTATTTACATAGACATCTAAATGCTCTAGTGGTTGTACAATGGATTTATCATTTAGCTGTTTTCTTGGATATTGTAACTCTTTAAATGTATGGTCTATTGAAAACAAGGATGGGAATATTCTGTATGGAAATGTATATGGATTTTCTCCACGAACAAACGATACATAACCAGTCGCTTTTCTTCTTAACAGCTCTTCTCCTATATTTTTGCCGTTTTCATCTATCAAAAAATTGCCGTTTTTATCAAATATGTCGTTTAATTCAATGGTAGATCGTTTGTCATTTAAATTCATAATATTCACTAACCAAATAATTTCCTTGTAACTATTATACATTGGGGTGGCAGATAAAAAGAGTAATCGCAAATTATCGACATATTTTACTAATTTAAACAATTCAGTCGCAACACGTTTATCTTGTTTTTCGTCACTGATTCGTATATTATGAACCTCGTCAATTATAATTAGACGATTGTTAAAATTTTGTTTCAACTTTCTAATCATCAATATTTTTTGTTTCTTGGGATCGTCCACATAATCAGCATCTCCTATTGAAGATTTTTTTTGAATATAATTCGCAAACTCAGTATATCCCATAAATAAGTAAGATGTATTGATTATTCTTTGTATCTGTCGAATAACCTTTTCTTTTGAAAATCCTTTCATGTTCATCGGGTTAATTTCTTTCAAATATTTATTTCCGGTACATGCTCTTAAATTCCAAAGTCCATCAACTAGTTTTAATTTTCGATCATCAAATAACTGTAATTTAAAATTGTCTTGGACATTTGGAGATGCTACGACCATGATACGCTGACTAATACCAAGTTGGTTTAAGTATGTTCTCATTTCTTCCGCCACAGTAATGGCACTACATGTTTTACCGGTTCCTAAACCATGATATAATAATAAGCTGTTATATGGTGTTTGGAAACTCAAAAAATTTCTAATAAACAATTGATGTGGTGCTAATTCAAACTCAGCCTCACATAATATTTTTGCTTGTTTTTCAATATCATAAATAGTACCATCGTATTTATTTTCATTAAATTCCTTTTTTTCAGCTATTTTAATATTAAAGTCAGCATCATCTAAAGATGGATATAAATTGTTGTACTTCTCTTCGTCTAGTGAAATGATTTTACTATCCAATTCTTCTTTCTTAAATAAAAATGTGTTGTACTTCTTATCATCTAAATCTATCTTGGTAAAGTTATTATTGTAAACCTCTTCTATATTATCTTCTGTTAGTGTTGGTATTGATGTTTTTTTTATGCGCATTTTTGGTTGTTTTTGGTTATCATTGTCCATATTATACTTATATTATACATGTAAAAAAGTATAATATAAATAACCAGACCATATTTATAATATAAATAACCATTTCATCTTTATGAAATAATGTATACTATTTCATAATGTTACAAAACTTCAACCGTGTAATGGATTCTAATTCTGAAATTAATGTCTCGTCTATTATGAATGGACATTTTAATTTTAATGTAAACTATATTGCTCTAATATGGCATTTACTTTATGTAATATGTTTTTTTTCTCCAAGTTATAGGGTCTTATTTTATCTAAACATTCGCTGTACGACAACCAACTAATCTCACTTACTTCAGAGTGTTGAAATTCATTTGTAGGGCTCGTACACGAATCTATATTTCCAATGAAATATTTGTGTTTATATGACTTCATATTAGATCCAGTAAAAATTTCTTCGTATGGTATGATATTTTGAATTAATAATACATTTGACCGTAAATAGCCGGTTTCTTCCTCGAATTCTCGTAATGCGCATACTAGATCCTTCTCTTGATAATTTCGTCGTCCTTTGGGAAACCCCCATTCAGTTTCAATCCATTCTACGGTACTAGAATCTATTATATAATCTAAATCATATTCCATTTTATTTGTATCTATACCGTGTTTTAATGCTTCAAATTTTTCCTTAGATATTTTCTCTTCTCCTCTATATTGAATGCCCACTTGCTCACCCCATAAATAAGTCCATAGTTCATCAAATGTTGATTTTTTTATCATCTTCTTTTCTTCCAATGACATTTCGTTGAATATGTTTACTAAATATTCATAATTATGTAATGGGTATTTTCCTCGCATAAACTCGACGAATCCTAAACTGTGTTTACGACGAATTAATAAATACTGTAGATTATTATCAACCTTTCTGAAAATGATAATTCCTATACTAGTAATTGGATGTTTACATGTATGAAACACGTGTCCGCACTTGCCACAATTATTACAAAAGTTATTAAATATTTTATTATTCATTATGTTATATGTTATTTTGGATATCTTTTTATATCGTTTCTATTTAATGACAGATAAAATGTTTGACCCAACTGTATGGGGACCTCATTTCTGGTTTTTTTTGATGACATTAGCCATTAACTATCCATTAAAGGCAAATGATGTCACGAAAAAGAAATATTATGATGTGATTAGTAATTTTCCTTTATTCATTCCTCATCCAAAAATAGGCAACAATTTTAGTATTTTATTAGATAAATACCCTGTATCTCCCTATTTAGAAGGAAAGGATTCCTTTTTGAAATGGGTACATTTTATTCATAATAAAGTAAATGTTGAAATAGGTAAGGATGAAATAACATATACAGAAGCGTTAAATTCGTATTATGAATTATATAAACCAAAGGAAATAGTAATTCGCGAACAGTTAAAGTATAGAAAAAAGCTTTTATTCGTATCTATTTTAATATGTTTATTCGGATTCGGATATTATTTATATAAAAAATAACTTCAAACCAAATACAATTATATATATTTGAAGGATTTAATGGGAATTTCTCTCTGTAGATGAACAATTTAAGATAGACATGTATAGTAGATTGTCAATGACTGTATAACATGTATATGATTACTGATTGTATTGTTTGTCTAATTAGATCACTTGTACAATATTTACAAAAATAAATAACCTTTATAAATATTATATGAAATCGGAATTATTAATTTTAGCAATTACAGGATTTTTGATAATAAATACATATCACGACGGAAATTATGTGAAATTATTACAATCATGGCAAAAATACTTTAAAATGGCAGGATTTGCATTCGCAGGTATGAGTATATATTTATTTCTAAAAAAAAATCCGAATGAATCACAGTCTATTGTTAGTCAGGCTGTAAATATCGTAAAATATATCCCCAGTGCAAAATCGTCATTAGATGTATTATCTCCGTTTATGGATTTTACAAATCAAACTCCGTTTATACAAAACAATCATAATCAAGACGAATCATCATACAATAACTTACAATCATCCTTTTTACAACCACAACAACAACAACAACAACAACAACAGCAAATAAACAGACTAATGGAGTCGGGGAAAAAAGGAACAAAAAGGTGTGTTAGTGAGACTAAGAAAAAATTCGTAGCATCTCAACAAGGCTGGTTATGTGGACATTGTAAAAAACAACTTCCGGCTTGGTTCGAGGTTGATCATAAAATTCGATTAGAAACAGGTGGTTCCAATCATGTTGATAATTTAGTAGCATTATGTAGAGATTGTCATGGGCGAAAAACAGCCATGGAAAATCTGTAATTAGTATTTTTATTTCTTTCTAATGATTTATTAATGGACGCTACACCAAAAATATTACAATCAAATACTAAACAGAAACCATTGAATAATATAGTTGACGCGATAAATAATAATAAAATCATGTTCGCATACCTACTTGGGTTAATTGTATATATTATTATTATTATATTCGTTTTTTTCAAAAATCCGTTCGGTATTATTACTGAAAATAATCACAAAGGCAGTATATTGATATCATTATTCGGTGGGTTTTTATTGTTAATAATGTTAATGTTTTATCTAGATAAAAAAGAAGAAGACTCGGATATGGTCACTAACATATCAGTAATGAGCTACATTGGCAGAGTTATGTCAGTCATTGGATTCATTGCTATCATAGTTGGTGTAATTTACCTCATTGTCAAGTTTGGATCCTATTTCAGCAATAGTAGTTATTTTTTCTTTTACATATTAAATACACTCATAGCTCTTGGATTTGTCACGATATTAGTAAAATATTTTAAATTAGGGGGTGACTCTAGAGAAAAAACGAAACCATCTTGGATTAATTTATTAACAAAACTAATAACTTATATTCCATGTTTATTGCTTAGTTTAATAGATTATATAAAATACCAATATCAAATTACTACAAAACCGGTCGTTATTCTTCTTATAGCCGAAATCGTTTTAATTGCTCTATATTTCATTTTACCCATTATTACGAATAGTATACTAACACACAACGCATTACAATTGTTACTAGAACCAATTAATCTCAACTTTGAAAAATCATTGGATTCATTTGAACAGGTTAACTATGTTAAAGACAAATTTCAATACCATTATGCCATATCGTCATGGTTGTATATTAATTCATTTCCACCAGAAACAAATCCAAAGTATGACGAATATACTTCTATATTAAACATTGGGGACAAGCCAAATATATTATATAATGTTTCTAACAATACATTTAGAGTTAAAATGAAGACAGAAGGACATGTTGAAAAGATACTATTCGAAACCACTGATTTTAAAATGCAAAGATGGAACCACGTTGTAATTAATTACAATGGAAATTCATTAGATATTTTTATTAATAATGAACTAGTATCTACTACTAATGGAGTTATTCCGTATAATACCAATACAATGATTACAACTGGATCACCTAACGGTATTTCAGGAGGAGTATGTAATGTTATGTATTTTAACGATAGTATTTCTCGTAGTAAAGTAAACTGGTTATACAATTCAGCCAAATTTCTAAATCCACCAGTTATTTAGAAAATTTCTATTACTATAATATATATATTATGATGTCCGTTACAAATATAGCCATCGGTGTAGTTGTAGTTATATTAGTTATAATATTAATAAGATATTTATGGGGTGGATCAAAAAAATTAACTGGATTAAAAGATGCTAAAATAGTAACTAAAATAGCAGCTAATTCGTTGAGCTCTAATAACACGAATAACTATGCCTACTCTGCGTGGTTTTACATCGACGATTGGAGTTATAGATACGGGGAGCCTAAAATCATTTTAGGTCGATTAGACGACGATTTAGAACCATCGCCTTCGATTGTTTTAGGAGCAATAGAGAATAACCTAAAAATTCAGACGACCGTATATTCTTCCACTAATTCTACTGGCGGTTCTACTCACACATGTAATGTGGATAATGTACCTATACAAAAATGGGTTAATGTCATTGTTAGTCTGTATGGCAGAACATTAGATGTCTACCTTGACGGAAAATTAGTTCGCAGTTGCGTTTTACCAGGTGTAGCAAAAATAGCAAATAATGCTCCAGTATATATAACACCATTAGGTGGATTTTCTGGATACACCTCAAATGTTCAATATTACAGTGATTCCCTCAACCCACAAGAGGCATACAATATTTATAGAAGTGGATATGGTGGATCTGGATTTGATTTTCCATATAGTATTAAATTTGAAATTTTAAAGGATGGTCAAGAACAAGGTAGTATTGCAATTTAATTACCTATCTAAATTTCTTATATATAATATATAGATATGTCTGAGTTTGGAAAGATTTCTTCCGGAGCAGGAGTGTTTGATAATTTCAAAAATGGGCGTATTGTAGATGGTACCAAGGAGTTTTTAGAATCTAATAGTTTAGTTGCTAAAACCGCCTTTATATTATTGGTTGTTGTTGTTTTTGTTCTCATGATACGAGTATCTACGCAATTCCTATCTTGGTTATTTCAATATAACCAATCCCCTTATTTAATCAACGGTATGGTTGATGGTAAAACTATGCAGGTTATTCCACAAGATCCAGCCATAAACAACTCGATAACTTTAATACGGTCTAACAACGAAAACGATGGTATCGAATTTACATACTCCGTGTGGATACTTATAGATGATTTAGTATATCAACAAGGACAATTCCGTCATATTTTCCATAAAGGAAATGACAATATTAATTACACGACACAGCCGATCGGCATGAATCAACCAAATAATGCACCTGGGCTATATATTGCTCCAAATACAAACGCGTTGGTGG